CATCCCTGGGGCGGTAAATATCGCGCTATTCATGGCTGACCCCGTTTAGTGTCAACGCATCAATCATGCTGTGAAGTTGAGCGGTTTCGTTCTGGACTTGCTGCAGTTGGAAAAATGCGGCGTTAACCAGGCGGCGCGCTTCGTCATCGAGTTCGGTAGAATCGAGCGCCTTTTCTAAGGTGCAAGCTGCGCCAATCAAAAAACCTTGTGTCCGTTGCAAACCTTGGATTTGCTGGCGTTGAGCCTTGCGCAAATCGCCCGCGGTTTGAATGGTGATCAGTGCTACGTCGTTGTTACCCATTGGTTGTATTTCCTTAGACGTTGTTTGATTTTCTTTATGTTGGTTATTGCTACTGCAAAATGTTGTTTATTGCTATCTAAAAAAACGCGGCAAAGCCCGCGCTTTTGAGTTCGGTGGTCTTAGGCGTTTTTCGCCCAGTGCGCGTGGAGGACATACCGCCCGAGCACTTTCAATTTAGCGAAATCGTCCGCCGTGTACGCTCTTGATGGGGCGTGTTTCTCATCGTCCGCATAAATCACGTAACCGCCATCGGGCTCTTTGCGCACGTAACGCAAAAAGACGCTGCCTTCACTTTCTAGGGCATACACGCCCGAGCCGGTGATCTGGGTGTCGCTTCGGTCCACTAACACCAAATCGCCACGGCTAAAGTGTTGGTTCATCGCTTCGTCAGCCGCTTCGACCAGTTTCAATTTGTGCTGATGCAAACCGCGGCGTTTCAGTGTTTCCACGTTGAACGCGAGGTCGTCATCGTTACCACCTGGCTCAAGGTTGGCCAGGATGTATTTGTTTGTCTCGATACCAATGCCCGGATCGGTTTTCCAACCCGCTAAATATTCCGGCGTGGTGTCCAGAGTCTTCGCGAGAAATGGGAAAAGTTCTAAGGATGGCGCCCGGGATGCACATTCCCAGTTCTGCCAGCGGCCCGGTGAAATATTGGTGCCGGCGATCTCACTCGCTGCTGCCGCCGCTTGTTTCGCGGTCCATTGCTTGCGGTTGCGCAGCGTTCGTAAGCGGTCGCCAATGATTTCTTTGGTTTCTTCTCTCATGCTTTACGCCCTTCTTTGAGGCTTTTTTTGTTAGGCGGGTAACACTTTTGCATCGTGCTAAAACGCCTAAATCGTCGTTTGGTCGATGTTTGTATCATTAAATTACCACAATTTGCGGAAATTGCCACTTTTCGATCATTGTTTTAACAACGTTTTGTTGTTAAAGTGTGTTGCAAATCGCGGAAAGGACAACTTAATGAGGCTTCAAGACTGGATCAAATCGTTGGGTTTCGGGGGCCAAAGCTGGGTCGCTCGAAGCATTAACGTGAGTCCAAAAACTGTAAATGAGTGGTTTCATCTGCGCCGATCGCCGAAGTCCAAAAGCCGGAACCGTCTTCGTCGCCTGCCAGGCGGCAAAGTCGATTTCAGTCTGTTCGATTTGGAATACGAACAAAAACAAGCGGAACGAGAGGCAGAGAGGGCAGCATGATACTAATGGCGTTGATCGGAGAATGTGAAAGTGAAGCGGACAGCTTCCACTTTGCGATGACTCACGAGCTGGGGCCGTCAAAGGTGCGCCGCGTGTACGTGGGTTTCGTCTCGGACATGACCGAACGCCTTCGTCGTCTTCGCTTAGAAGCCACCGCCCGTTTGTCGGATGAGTTTGTCACCTTGGTTGTGGGCGTGAATACCCCGCAAGAAGTGGCGGAGCTGCGCAGCATGGGCGCGTTTATTTGCCATCAACACGGCCCGATGGGCGGTATTTATGACGACATCGCCATCCAGTCGCACGATTTGGTGATCTCATCCAAAGCCGACCGCCCGAGCCATGTCCTGGACGCGTTAGAAGCCTATTCCGAATGTTACGTTCGCCGCCGTGAAATGCGCAAAACCCAGGGGGCCGCATGAGTTTAACCCGTGGCGCCGCCCAGCTTTGCCAACGTCCGGTGTTTCACCGTTTTTTAGCCTGGCTATGCCATGCCTCGATCGCCAGCCATGAGCAAGCGGCCGAGGTGCTGCGTCGCCATTTGAACATTGCTTCGCGCCGTGAGCTGGACCAAAGCCTAGAAGCGGCCGAGCGTTATCGCTACCTGATACGTCAGTTTAACGATTGGATGAGTTGGGGGAACCAATGAGCAAGAAATCGAACACCTTAGTCGTGCGTGATGAGCGCGACGCCGAAAGTCAGTTAAAAGCCCTATACGGCAAAACCCCGATGCGCGCCGGGTGCAATGCGACCCATGTGTTTTGGTACGTCGGTAAGAAACGCGCCTCGATGTCGCGTCGCAGTACCCACCGAGACGGGAACAATCAACCGCTGTACATGGTTGGAGTGGAATAACCATGAACCGCTGGGACGAGATCTTCGACCAATGGGCGCGCTGGGTACACAGTGGCGCCCTCGTACCTGGCGGACAGTCCATATTAGGCAAGCTGATCGAGAGTCATGGGGTGATCACCTACGGCGGGGGCAAAGGGCCTGTTTTAGATTGCATCGAGGCCGATGTTGAGGCGGCGGTGTTACGTTTGGCGTCACAGGATCAGGTCGCGGCGGATGTCTTTCGTGTCGAATATGGCGCGCTTGGCCATCCGGCGGATATGACCCAGTTGAAACGTGCTCACCGATTGCAGATCAGCTTGCCAACCTATAAACGCCGCTTGAAGTCGGCGCGTGAATTTATCGTTAACCAAGTCAGAGCTAAGAGGGGAATGGGCCATGTATAAGACCTCCGATCCGCGTCACTTTCATAATCACAAACTCAAAGAACGCGAACGCACCGTGCCGATCGTCGATGTGAACATGAACAAAGTGGATACCCGTCGCCGCATTGAGGACATCGAAGCCAAAATCGCGGCCAACCGTGAGGATCCCCTCTATGGCTAAATCGTGGTGGTGTCATGCCTTAGTCATCGCCTTGTTGCTTTGGGGCTTTGGCACTGACCCGGCGTTCGGTCCCCGTGTGGCCGTCTTGACCGTGTTGTTTTATTTGGTGGGGATCTTAGCGGGCGTCGTGACCGCAAGATATAAAGAATTAACGAATTAAAGAAAATGAAAGAGCTGTTATTGTTGGGCGTCAGTCTTCCCGCCGCGTATGCGTTGTTCGGTTGGCTGGCACCCTAAGCGGGGCCAGAATGAAAACCAACGTCATCACCTTTTCAGAGCGAAACCTCAAAGCCGAGCAAGCCAAAGACGCGCGAACCTTGCGTGAATCGGGCTTGCCGCTGCGCTTTCGCTTCCATCAAAACCGTCAGTCGGGATCGTGGTACGTGGTGCGCCGAGATAAATGGCATCTGCTTGGTTACTGGCCCGTGCTGACCGTTTCGGCCGTGAAAAAAGTCTTACCCGAAAAACTCGCCCTGTTGGCGGTCAATGGTCAATCGAACCTCTTACACACCGAGTTTGAAACCGTGGGCGATGTGCTGACCTGGTATCAAGGCCGCATCGAGAAAGACGCGCACCGCTCCAAAGAACGCAAAGCCACGATCCGCAGTGCGATTAAATGCCATCTGCAGCCGCATTTAGGTGAGTTGGCCATCGAAGCGTTAAACCGTCAAACCTTAGACGATGCGCTGATCTGGCCGCTGCAGGAAAACCACTCCCTGGCGAGCGTGAAATCGGTGCTATCGGTCCTGAAACAAGCCTTTAAACAAGCGGAAAAGCTCGAACGCATTGACCATAACCCATTGGCGGGCGTGGTGTTCTCTGACTTCATTACGACTCAAATCCAGCCCAAAGACGGCCGCTTGTTTGCCAATCACATCGAACCTTTGTTCCAAGCCTTATTAGGTCGTGACCGTGTCACTCAATGTTTGGTGGTGATGCTGCTCGCCTTTGGCACTCGCATCGGGGAAACCTTGGCCGCTAAGTGGCGTGACATCGACATGAACAATCGTCAATGGCGCTTACCTATGACCGACACCAAAACCGGCGACTGGCACGTTCTGCCGATCACCGACCTGTTGGCCGACTGGTTGTTTCATTATCGAACCTGGCAACTCGAACAGGGCTATCGCGGGGTGTTTCTGTTCCCAGGTCATGCACACGCCAAGCCACTCAGTTACACCACCTCAAGAAAACACATTCAGCAAGTGAGTGAGGGGAAGTGGAGCGCCCACGACTGCCGCAAAGCCTTAAAGACCATTTGCACCGACTTAGGCATTGACCATTCAGTGAGTGAACGACTGTTAAACCATGCTCAAAGCAAGATGGACAAAGCCTATAACCAATCGCTGTTCATGGGCCCAATGCGTGACGCCCTAGCGCAATATCATGCCTGGTTAGACGAACGAGGATTCAACGCCTTACGCGCCGAGACAGAGACGAGATCGACAAGATCATTCAACACCGCCGAGTTCAGAGAGCGCGCGGCGTGAGCCAGTAACGCGACCATCTATCACAGAGGAATAAACAACATGGAAAAAATCATTCTCAAGAAGCGCCTGACCCGAGTCATTGAAGTGGCGATTCACCAACAAAGATTGTGGGCGTGTGGTGCTGATAACTCACTGATTGATAAGGAGTTACGCCGCCATGAGAGCCAGCCTGTAGCCCTTCGCATTCCCCAAGAAGCGGGGGACCCTGGGCGAAATTTTACTAACCACGGGTGCGAGGCCCGCGGTATTTGAGAAATTTTCGGATCGCCTATGCGCCGTCAGCACTCTCGCCAGATCCCTGACGAAACCCAGACGCCGCAAGGCTTCACCGCTGCCGAAATGATCCTTTGTTACTGGAATGAATGTCGATGCGATACATGAACATTACCCAAATAGCCATCACGTTCGACCTAAGTCGCGACACGGTACGAAAGCGCCTTAGAGCGTCGAACGTCAAAGCGTCGATGAAAGGTCGCAAGCGTGAAGATCTGTATGACATGGCCCAGGTGGGTCCTGCTTTGTTTAGTTAATTGTTATTCACTTGTGAGGTGATTAAGAAATGAAAAGTCAAATGATTGGTTTATTGCTGCACTCGATCTTATTGGGGCTTTGTCTCTTGGGTGGGGTCGGCGTGGAAGTCGCCGAGAATCTATTTTCGTCCGGGGTGGTGATCTTGTCCTTGCTTTGGTGGCTGACGTTTTGCGTGTCGCACTCGAACGATGAAGTTTGGAAGAAGCGCGCCCCAGGTTCGAAAGCGTCTTTGCGCTTTGTGATTCGATTGCTCATCGGTCTGCAGGTTTTATCGTGCTTTGGCTTCGGTTGGTTTTGGGTTGGTGGCTTGCACTTTGTCACGACGTTGGTCATGACGGGCCGTCAGATGCAAGCGCGTAGCAATGAATGTGAGTCGGCTTAATGCCGTTCTGGCGATTGTCGGATCGGGTGACGTTGGCCAGCTTACCGGAGGGCGCCAAATTTCGCCTTTGTCGAAATGGTCTTCGATACAAGTTGATCGATAAGTCTTACAGCAAAGCCAGAGCAAGAGTAAAAGCGATTGGCCATCAAGCGGGGGTCTTTCCATTGGATTCTAAGATCCCGCCAACGCTTAACAAGAATAGTTTAGTCGTTCTATTGAACTAAAAAGAGGAACAAACATGGATAAGAAAATTATCGAGATGATTGAAAATTGCGGCCTTGAAGTTGAAGACGTCGCGCATATTATCGAAGCGGCCCAGAAAATCGCGGTTACGGGTAAGCCTGTTTTGATGAGCCGAGAAAATCCCACCGGTTGGAAGTTGGAATCGTTAGCTGAAAAGCTACGCACTGAAATCAATAGCAAATCACTCAATATCGCGTCGGATCCCTCTTTTGAGGCGCAGCTCGTTACAAACAACAACTTTCAGATCATCGGGCTATTGATGCAAGTCGAAGCCCTGCAGCGTGAATCAATGGTCATCATGTCTCAGCTTGGTCCCGATAATGGTCCAGCGGGCAAGGCTCGTTTGGGAGAACGTCGTGAAAACAATAATGTGGGCTAATGCCGCAATAGAAATAGCGTGGATTGCTTCGACCGTATATCTGGTTGTTAACAATCATACGGGGTGGGCGGTAGCGACTTTTGTTGCCGCTTTGATTAGCGGTTATAGCACTAGTTCTAAACAGGGGTGAGGGATGGAACAGATCATCGATGCAATTAAAAAGCGTGCCTGGCGTTCTTTGCTGGGTGCATTGAAAGAAGCCGGGATCGATAGCTTTAAAGTGGCGACCCGAGTCGTTATTAAATGCCTTTTAACGTTTTGTTTGATGTATGTCGGCGGTTGGTCGCTAGGGGTTGGCGTCTTTCATGGTGTGAATGCGGCATTAGGTTTAAAAACGTGGTCGGGTGGCTATCAATATATCGAGTTTGACGTTAAGCCGATCACCGTTGTTTTGGAGTCTGATCTCGATGAAAGCCAACCGAACGGATGAAACCCGGGCCAAAGAAAGGGCCCGTAAACAGAAATCACGCAAGAACGCGGCCGCGCGTCGCGAATCATTGGGATTAGAGCGGGTTGAAATCGAGTTATCCAAAAAGGTCCGTGATGAACTCGAAACCTTGCGTCATGCTCGCGCCCTGAGTGGTGAGCCTTATTCTGTGGCCGAGTATATCAGCGAATTGATTTTGAATGATGCGCAGCGTTACCAGGAACAAGTGGCTGCGCTGGGCTGTTGTGGGAAATGTAAATCCCAATTACCTCAAGGATGCGAAGGACTGTTCGACGGCGATAGCGAATGTTGGCGCACCCGAAAAAGTAAGGAACTGATGTTATGAGATTAAGCCATAAGCGAAAAGTTGCTGCTAAGAAAGCGGGAGTTATCCCGCGTCTACAACGTTTGCACCGTAAATTTGGCCCAAGTGGCATTATGCAGTTACACCCCGGCGAGAAGGTCGTTTGTTTTATAGGGTCGCGGCAAAGGGTGTCCAAGTCTTCGATGATGGATCAGGCAATAGTGGATTCATGGTTGCAAGAAAGAAAAGTCACGGCGGTCACTGCTGCAGATAGTTCAGTGTATCAGCGGGCGTTAGAGCGAGTAGGAAAAGCCTTGCGTGAGCTTTGTCCTGGTAAGCTGTCCGGCCTGTTTGGGTCCCGCACTCGTTCGGCGTGACGGGTCACATTAAATTAAAAATTTAAAACGGGACAAGTCACAATAAAAAACAAGAAAACAACTTATCGAAATATTTTTACAACTTTAAGTTGTTTTTTCTGAGCTATTAGTTTATTGTTTTTTATAACGTGGTTTTAGTGCGTCCAGAGCGACCCATTAAACCCGCCTAGCCAACTGACGTTGTTAGTGAACCCCAATTTATTCACATATATAAGCCAGCCGCCCTTTGCGGTTGGCTTTTTTTATGCCTATGCAAAAAGTCCTAAATACTGTTTCAGAGTGGAAAGGGCGCCTTATCGCATACGGTGGCGGAACTGGCGTTTCGGCGTTCAGTGCAAAATCGACCGCTAAGGCGCAAGAGCTTTCCGAACACGCTGCCGCCCAAGCGGTAGACATCTTATCTTTGTATATCTTTCCTGGCGTCACCGTTGGCGCTGCAATAACCATTGTTGGCGCGCTCGTCGTGGTGTTGCGTCTGATCTTCGATGTTTGGAAATACTTCGATCAGCGAAAACGCCAACCCTTAAATGAGGGCGTTTAATGTTCCAAGCTACTTTGTTCAATTTGCTTTATCTCGTGGTGGCGCTGATCACGGTGTTTTTGGCGCTGCGTATTCGTGATTGGCTTTCAAAGGTGAAATTCCGTGAAGAAGTTATCCCGAAAATCAAAAGCGACCCGCTTAGCAGTGCAGTTTATTACGGTTTGTGGGCTTTCGGGGCTTGCTATCTTGCCGGCGCAATGTTGGGCGTCGGCTGACAAGTACGACAGTCAAATCAAATCTGCGTGGCGCCGTTATGTCCCCGAGTATGACTGGGGGCTCGGTTGGGCGCAGTTATGGCAAGAGTCCAGGCTAAACCCTAACGCCGTGAGTCCAGTGGGCGCCGCGGGTATTGGTCAGTTTATGCCGGGCACTTGGTCTGATATGCAAAAGCAGGGCGTGGTTCCCGATGGGGTTAGTCCGCGTGATGCGCGCTTTAGCATTCAAGCCGCTGCGTATTACATGCGTCAAAATCTGGATGGTTGGAACGCTAACGGCCGCACCGCTGGCAGTCATTACGATTTAGCCGCCGCCGGTTACAACGCGGGCCGTGGTCATTTGTATAAAGCGCAACGTTTATGTAATGGCGCGATGGAGTACGACGGGATCATCGCTTGCTTACCTGATGTTACGGGTAGGCACTCGGCCGAAACCATCGATTACGTGAACAAAATCCATCACTGGTACGAAAAGCGATTCGGGGTGTCCTTATGGTGGTAAACAAAATTCGTCTGTTCCTGGCGGTTGGCGCATTAGCCGCCGGGGCTGTTTTGCTGTGGCGGCTGGATACAGTCACCGACGAACGCGACAAAGCGAACGTTCGGGTCGGCCAGCTAGAGCAAAGCAATGATCAACTAATCGCCGATCTGGAAGCGCAGCGCCTAAAAACGCATGAGCTGAAAAGCAGCTACCAGATGGAACAATCCAAGGTTGCGGAGCTAGTCGAAGATTTAGAGCGCGCCAACCAAGAGCAAAGCCAACGACAAAAGGCCGCGTATGAAGCAGCAAACCAATCTGATTGTGGCAGCGAGCCTTTGCCTGATGAGTCTATCCGGTTGCGCCGTGAGCGAACCACCGCCCGTCATTAAAACCGAAATCATTTATCGAACGCCGCCCAAGGCTTACACCGTGGGCTGTTTTGTCCCGCCGTTCACCGGCACAACGTGGGCGGATTTAGCCGCGGACAACGACGCGTTGATCTCGGTGATTGAGTCCTGTGATAAGCGATTCCAATTAATTCGAGCTTGGGAGCATTTGCAGCCTAAGCCAACCGAACCCGATCCGAAGCAATAGGGGACCACATTACACGATATTAGCTGATGCCCTTCACGCTTCGGGTCGTCCTAATCAATGAGGTGTTTTTGTGGGAACAGTGAGTTCAATCAATGACGCCTATGCCTGGAACATTACCCGAATCGCCGAGGCGTTTGGTCTGCATCGAGACACGATCAGAAAACGCCTTCGCGAAAACCAAGTTAAACCCATTGGTAAAAAATCCGGCGTAGACGTTTACGCCCTTGCTGATGTGCGTCCGGCTTTGTTTTCTGCCGAAGCGGGAAACAAAACCGAGGATGATTACAACCCGAACAAGATGGCGCCCAAAGACCGGAAAGACTTTTTCCAGTCCGAACGTGAACGCCTCAAGTTTCAAGCCGAGATTGGCGAGTTGATCCCCGAGGGTGATTATCGCGACGATTTTTCGGAAGTGATGAAAACCGTGGTCAGTTTCTTCGAGTCCTTACCGGACAACATGGAGCGCACTCGGTTATTCACACCGGACCAACTCGATCAGCTCGAAAAGCAAAGCGATAGCTTACGGCTTCGTTTGTATCACAAGCTGTTAGAGGTACAGACGGATGCAAGTTAATTACGCAAAGCCCGAGAGAGTTCGCCGCGATGTGGCCAACTTGATCAAGCCGCCTAACCGTGAGCCGGTATCACAGAGCGCCCGCCGTTTATTGCATGTAGAGCAAGGCGGTTCAATGGTGCCTTGGAATGGCGATCTAGTGCCTTATATCCATGAGCCAATGGATTGCTTGAAGTCGCGCCAATATCGCGCGGTGGTGTTTGTCGGTCCTGCTCGTACATCAAAAACCGTTAGCCTGGTTGATGGTTGGGTGTGTGACACCATTGTTAATAACCCGTCGGATTTTCTTTTAGTCCAAATCACTCAAGAGAAAGCCGCCGAGTATTCAAAAAAACGTTTGTCGCGTGAGTTTAACGCCAGCCCTGATATTCAAGCGGCGATGTCGCCAAGGGCCCACGATAACAACGTACACGACAAAGTATTTCGCGCCGGTAACTTTTTAAAGATAGGCTGGCCATCAAAGAACGTGTTCGCCTCGTCGGACTGGAAGTTCGTCGCCTTGACGGACTATGACCGAATGCCGCTCGATGTGGATGGTGAAGGTTCGGCGTTCTTACTGGCGTCAAAGCGTACTCAAACATTTATGTCGTCAGGGATGACACTGGCCGAAGGGTCGCCCGGGTTCCATATTACGGACCCGAATGTTCGTGTCTCATCCCCGCATGAAGCGCCGCCCACGAAAGGCATTTTATCGATCTACAACCAAGGCGATCGCCGGTTGTTTCATTGGCAATGTATCGAGTGTGGCGAATGGTTTGAACCTGATTTTCCATTGTTGCACTGGGACACAAACGAAGTGGACCCAGCCAAAGCAGCAAAAGAAGTGTATATGTGCTGTCCGCATTGTGGCGGTTTGATGTCAGAGTCAAAACCGCACCAGGGACAGGCGCTTAAATTCGCCTTGAATCGTTCCGGGATCTGGTTGCCCGAAGGTTGCCAGATAGACCAAAACGGTCACGTGACCGGAGAGGCGCGCGAAACCCATATCGCCAGCTTTTGGCAAAAGGGCCCGACCGCTGCCTTTCAGACTTGGAATGAATTGGTTTACAAGTACCTTGCAGCTTTGGCGCAGTATGAAGCCACGGGCAACTTAGAGGATTTGCAAACCACGATTAACACCGACCAGGGAAAACCGTTTACGCCGCCGCGTAAGGGGGACCGAGGCGCTAACGAACTGATGCAACGCCGCCGCGATCTTGGGGTGCGAGTTGTGCCAGAGTGGGCGAGGTTCCTTACCGCTGCCGTTGACGTTCAAGCCGGTGCGAAAACTGCCCGATTTGATGTCATGGTGCTGGCCTGGGGTCCTGAATTGGAACACCAGGTGATTGACCGCTTTAAGATTGAAAGGTCAAAGCGTGTTGATCCGGATAACCCGGATAAGTTTGTCCGGGTCAATCCGGCGGCTTACCTAGAAGATTGGGATTTACTCATCGACCGGGTGATCAATAAATCGTATGAGCTGGAAGACGACAGCGGTCGTCGAATGCCGATCCACTTAACCGCGTGTGACTCCGGTGGTGAGGATGGCGTGACCGATAACGCTTACGAGTTTTATCGCAAGATAAAGCAAGAGGGATTAGCCCGCCGCTTTATGTTGGTAAAAGGTCAGGGCCGCGGTCCGGTGATTGTCGAAACTTACCCAGACAATACCAAGCGTAAAGACCGAAAAGCCCGCGCTTATGGTGATGTGCCGGTTTACCAGCTCAATCCAGACCGAATAAAAGACACGGTTCAATCTGCATTTGACCGACCCGAACCTGGGCGCCGTTATGTGCATTTGCCGATGTGGTTGCCGGATACGTTTTTCGATGAATTGCTCGCCGAAGAACGTGGCCATGATGGCAAGTGGAAGAAGATTTCCAAACGAAACGAAACGCTCGATTTATTCGTTTACAACTGGTCATGTATTTACAAACTCAAGGCGGACCGAATTGATTGGGAGAATCCGCCTTACTTCGCAGTGCCTATCGATGAAAGTACGGCATTAGTTACCCAAGACGGCGAGTCCGTGGCGCTGCCAATGCGTCGCCGCCGTGCTTCAAGTTTATGATGGTGGTTTATGGCCTTTACTACAGATGATCTCGACGCGTTAGACGAAGCCATTGCCAGCGGAGAGCTAACCGTCAAGATTGACGGTCGAGAGATTACTTATCGCAGCATGAACGATTTGTTAAAAGCAAAGCGTCATATCATGCGTTCAATCGCACGACAAAACGGCATGAAAAGCAGCCCCTTTGCGGGTCATGTTGCTCATGTTGACCGGGGGATCCGCTAATGGGGCAAATCGTTGGACTCGATGGCAAACCATTAGCTGAACAAACGTATGAAGGGGCCACACGTTCACCGCGTGGCATGGGATGGCCAGCGCCATCCATTGGGCCAAATCGTGCGTTAGCCACGGCAGGAAAGCCATTAAGAAACCGAACTCGTCACGCTTACCGCAATAGCTTGCTGATGCGTTCGGGGATAAACAAGAACACCACCAATGAAATCGGTAAGGGTTTTACCTTATTGAGCACTTGCAAGGATGATGATTTTCGCAAAGAAGTGAATCAACTGTGGCGCGTTATCTCGATGCAGCTCGATCCTTGGGGCGACTTAAACTTCGGGGGTTTATGCCGTTTGGCTGCGCTGTCTCGTCGTATGTCGGGGGAAGTGTTTATCCGTCGATTAAGTCGTCGAATTGATTCGGGATTGGTGGCGCCGGTTCAAGTTGAGTTATTGGAATCGGACATGTGTCCGCAAGACCTCAATCGTCGAATCAGTGATGATCGCCGAATCGTTCAAGGGATAGAGTTTTACCGTAAGAGCAAGGTGGCTTACTGGTTTTATAAAGCGCATCCAGATGATGGTATCGAATCGGTCAGTTTAAACCAGTGCATTCGAGTACCGGCTCGCGATGTGATTCATCATTACAACCCGACCCGACCAGGTCAGGTACGTGCTGAGCCAGAAACGGCTGCGGCACTATTGAAAGACCGAACGTTACACGAATACAACGATAACGAATTGGTTCGCAAGCGTTCTCGCGCTGGCTTTACTGGGGTTCTTTATCGTGAATCCTTTGGTGAGGATGATTGGGAGTTTGACCCGCAAACAGGTAAGCCAAAATATGCGGATTCAGAGGGCGCTGAATCGAGTGAAAGCATTCAAGCGGGAACTTGGCTTCGTATGTTGCCTGGTGAAAAAGCGTTACCGTTTGAAGGGGACAACGCCGGACAAGGGTATTCGGATTTTCTACGTTGGGAATCGTTGCTTTATTCTGCAGGAATGGAAATTCCTTACCCTGTATTAACCGGCGATTGGGCTGGACTCAATGACCGCTTAGTTCGCGCTTTCTTAAATGAGTATCGTCGAGGCATTAGCTTTGATCAGACAAATTTATCCGGCTTTCAGGTGGCCTTTGGGATCTGGCGCTGGGTAGTTGAAACGTTGATCACAACGGGTTTGGTGTCTGCACCTGGTTTTTCCTCTAATCCTTGGAAATACCTGGCGGTGGATGTTCGCCCAGATGCCTGGAAACACTTACACCCAGAGCAAGACATTAACGCTCGTAACAAGGCGGTATCGTCTCATATTTCAAACGCAGAGCGTGAAGCGGCCGAATATGGCACGGACATCGAGGACAACATGCGCCGCAATGCCCGAGCCTTGGCCCAGTGGGAGGCTATCTGCAAAGAAGAAGGTGTCGAACAGCCCGCCAAATTAGGCGGGCTTTTTAGTGCCTCGGAAACCCTTGGAGACGGTGACGAATGAAAAAGAAACTCGCTCTAAATTATCTCATGTCGCAGCCCTGGGCGCTTGATGCTCAATTGCTGTCACTCATGGGAGACATAGCGAATCGTGATGCTGACAGCATCGAGCTAGACGACCTTTTCCCCGCTGCGTTAGAAGGTAAAGCAGGGAAAACCGTCACGCCTGGCATGGAAAAACGCGAGGGTGGTGTCGCCCTTATCCATGTCAACGGCGTGATCAGTCGTTATGCGCCGATGTTTCACGCTATTTGTGGCGGTACGGCGACCCAAATGCTAGGTCGTGACTTTACGCAAGCCATGAACGATTCATCGGTGAAATCGATAGTTTTGTATATCGATAGTCCGGGCGGTGAAGCTGATGGGATCCATGAGTTCTCTGAAATGGTTTATCAGGCTCGCGGTAAAAAACCGATTGTGGCGTATGTGGGCGGTTCGGGTTGTTCCGCTGCTTACTGGATTGCTACGGCCGCTGATGAAGTGGTGATGGATGCGACGGCTCGCGTTGGTTCCATTGGTACGGTAATGACTATTCGCCGTCGTAAGGCCAGCGAAGACGACAGCATCGAGACATTGGAGATTGTATCAAGTCAGTCGCCAAATAAACGCCTTGATCCGGGAACGGATGAAGGGCGCGCCGCATATCAGCAGCAACTTGATGAACTTGCCGACGTGTTTATCGACCGTGTGGCGAGAAATATGGGCGTGTCGCGTGACACGGTCCTAAGTGATTTCGGCGGGGGTGGGGTCAAAATTGGCCAAACTGCCGTTGATAAGGGTATGGCTCACCGTCTCGGTAGCCTGGAAAGCGTGATCGCTGAACTCAAAAAGGGAAAGAAAACCAACATGACACAAGCAACTAAGCCAGGCGCAAGCGGTGAGAGTGACGCGGTTACTCTAACATTGCCAACGGCCGAAGAACTGAGCGCGTCGGACTTAGTCGCGGCGCTAACTGAACATCGCCCGGATGCTATTTCAGCGTTAAAAGGACCAGAGCCGGAAACCGCGTTAGCTCATGCGGCAGATATTGCGCAGCAGTGCGCGGCAGCAGGTTTGCCCGCTTTATCGGCGACGTTACTCAAAGAGGGGGTAACAAAAGCCTCAGCAGAAAGCACGATCAACATGGCGAAAGGTTTGAAAGACACGCTCGCCGCGGCGGGTTTGTCTGGCAGCTTTGACACTTTGGTCGGTTGCATTGATGACCCGGTGAAGATGGTCGGAAAAGCTATCCATGAGGCGAAAGCCGAAGCCGATGAAAACGGCGATCAAACGCGCCAAATCATGGATAAAGAAAAACCAAACACATCGCTTAGCGCAAAAGATATTTACGCTAAGCGTCAGGTTAAAACTAAGTAACGGACGGGGACACCATGACCGAAGTATTTACACAGCCTGGGCGCACGAGTGCCCATCTTATCAGCGAAATGAAAGGCGTATCGAAAGATAACATCGTTTTGACCGGTGGCAGCTTTGTTAGTGGCGAAGTGCTTGGCATGTCGGCCGATGGCACGAAATACGTGAAACTGGATCTTGATGACCAAGCCGCGTTTGGTGCCGAAGCGAAAGGGGTGTTATTTGGTGATGTGGATGCGTCCACCGCTGACCAAAATGGTTTGGCTCATACGCGAATTTGTGCGGTCCGTGCGGATAAGTTGGTTTGGCCTGATGGTATTACCGAACCTCGCAAAGCGGCCCTGATCGCTGAATTGGTCGCGCTGAATATCATTCCGCGCTAATCCGTTGTTACTCGATGAAAGCGGCCCATAACGGGCCGTTTTTTCGTCCTCAAATTGATAGAGAGATTTAGATTTATGGAACTTCAACAAGCGTTAGAGTCCGAAAAGTTCACCGTTAGTAACTTGATCGCTTCGATTAACAACATCACTATGCCGCCGATGCGCATTGCAGAACTTGGCATTTTTGAAGAGCGTGGCATTCGCACCACGACGATGTCAGTCGAGTTTAAAGACGGTGAGATCATCATCGTGCCAGAGAAAGAACGCGGCGCGGATGGTACTCACACCGAAGACCGTGAGCGTAAACTATTTACGTTTACCGCTGTGCATTTGCCACTAGAAGCCAGCATCTACGCGGATGATATTCAGAATGTTCGTGCGTTTGGTAGCGAATCAGAGCTTGAACAGCTCGACACGCTTATTTCAGACAAGCAAGAAGATCACCGCATGAGCCTTGATGCGACAATCGAATATTTCCGTGCCGGTGCATTAACGGGCAAGGTGCTCGGGGCGAAAGGTAATACTATCGTGGATCTACATGCTACGTTTGGAATTACCCCATCCCAAGTAACAAACGAAATTGACTTCACAAAACCGCTTCGCTCGCAGATCTTGAAAGCGAAAACCGATTCTAAGAAGAATCAAAAAGGCGTGAAAGGTCGCCGTTACCATGCGCTATGTTCGGAGTCTTACTTCGCTAAGCTGATGGACAATGAAGATTTCGTCAAAGCGTTCGAACGTGCTCAAGAAGGCGCAGCCCTTCGCAACGACGTAAGCGGCGGTGTGGAATGGCAGGGTGTGACCTGGGAACAGTACGAAGATGACATCAACGGTAAGTTGATTATCCCAGAAGGTGAAGCGCGTCTGTTCCCAACAGACAAACCGAAACTGTTCCTAACTCGCTTTGCTCCGGCAAACTACAGCGAAACCGTGAACACTATCGGTTTGCCTTACTACAGCAAATCAGAGCCTAAGCGCATGGGTAAAGGCGTCGATATTGAATCACAATCAAACGTGATCAATATCTGTACAAACCCGCTGGCCGTTCGTCGCCTGACGATTAAAGCCGCTTAATGCGTGAGCGTGACCCCTTTAAACGTGCCAGTCGCCGAATTATTCGGCGTCTGGGGCGTTCCCACGAAGTAAAAATCAGGCCGCCAGAGGGGGAATGGAAGCCAGTGGACGCCGTGTTCAGCAATCCATTGTTGGATGTTGAAATCAAAGGCGGAGGCAAAAGTGGCCAAGATCTTTTAATGCAACAGCCGCATATTGTGGTTGAAACGCTGCATGTGGAAGGTTGCGCAGAAAGCCCGACAGATTGGTCCGTTTTGGTCGATGGTCGAGAGTATTTCGTCACGGTCAGTTATCCCAAAGATGACGCCGTGAGTTACTGCTTTTTGAGTGACCAACCGGATCATGCAAAGCAAAGCCCGGAGGGTGATGGGAATGGCCGAACCTGGTGTTAACATCAATCTGAACTTTGCCAAAGAACTGCAGCTTGCCAGTGCCATGATAGAGGCCACGCCAAAGCAGCTTGAAAAAGCGGGCGGTCGGGCTATCAAAAAAACCATGCGCTGGGTGCATACTCGAATTGCGCGAGAGCTTTCGCAGCAGCTCGGGATACCTCAAAAGAACCTAAAACCTCGTTTCTCATTAAAGACCGTCGGCAAGGGCGCCGATGCTGTCACCATCTTATGGATGGGGACCGCGAACGTCCTCGCAGAAAAGGCGGGCAAAGCGAGACAAACTCGCGCCGGTGTATCGATAGGTAAACGTCGATACCAGGGCGCCTTTATTCGAGACATGTACGGCTATGACGATGCCGTCTGGATCCGTGCAAGTCGCAATAATGGCCAGTATGCAACGACTGGCCGCAAACGTAAGCCGAACAGTAATTCCATTTCGCCCGAGTTTCGTGGTCGCTTTCCGGTGCAGCATGTCGCCGTTGAAGTGAATGACCTCGCCGCGGAAGTGTTTCGGCGTTTTGAAAGCCGCATTCCTGATCAGTTTCGTAAGATCTTAGGTCAAGAAATTAACTATGTGATGAACCATGAGCGAAGCAACTAGCAACGTATTAAAAGACTTTACCGAGCTACACGACAACATGGTCGCCGAGCTTAAAAAACGTCTGCCGCAACTTGATACGGTCGCACTCTATGACCCGACCGAAATTACTCACGGCGAAAAGTTTAAAATCGATACGCCCGCCATCTTAATTGAAATGGTCGAGGCTAAACCCGGTGATGCGCTCACCGGAGGCCGACAGGCGTTCGATTGTGTATTCCAGTTCTATTGCATCTTATCGAAGAAGTCGCCCCAACTGCCGTTAGCGGTGCGCAATTTAGCCGCGGCGGTGTCGCAAGTGGTGGCGTTCGGGGAGCCAACCGAGCAAAACATCGAACACGATCTTATTCCTAGTCAGAGTTGGGGATTATCTAAGCGCGGGGTGAAGCCCGTGGCTAAGGATTCCGTGGCCATTTATCCAGGCATGTTTAAGCCAGGTAAAGGGGGCAACGATAAAACCCTGGGCTATGACTCTATGATCGTGTCATTTGAACAAAGTATTCACCTCGGCGAGCTGATGCTCGACCCGAAAGAGTTCCTACCTGGTGAAATCACCATCGGCGGGGATTTCACTATCTCGCCCGACTGGGAGGACCCAACCAATGGCCCGGAGTCTTGAAGAACGCGTCTCTGAACTAGAACGCCAGTTCGCTCAGTCTTATGTACGTGGCAAGGTGTCCGAGATTGACCCGAATAACTGGCGCGTCAAAGTCGCCTATGGCACGGATGAAAAGCCGATGTCTACCGCGTGGCTACCGGTTAAGCCGATGCGCTCCGGTCAGGCGGTGGTGTGGTGGTTCCCCGAGGTAGACGAAGGGGTCACGGTGTTGTCACCGGGCGATCTGCGCTTGGGTGAAGTATGGCCCGGCAGTTACCACAATGACAGGCCGCCCCCGACCACAAACCCGAACGAGTTCTTTATCGCCTTTGGGGATGGGTCCAAGGTGGTCCATGACCGCGAGTCGTCCAAACTCGATGTGGTCAATGTGGGAGACGTTGAAGTCACGACAAAGCAGAATCTAACCGTGAACACGACCGGCACCGTAAAAATCAATTCGGATGCGAAAGACATTCAATTAAATGAAGGTGACGGCGTCGTTACTGGTGCGCATATTTGTCAGTTTACAGGCAAGCCCCATAGTGACTGCAGCAGTCAGGTAAAAGCAGGAAAATAACATGTCTTTAGATGCTAAACGCCTAGAAGACCGTTTCGTTACTCGCTTTGAAGCAATCGGCGGGATCGCTGACGGAGAACATGCCTGGTTTAGAGATTTGGCAAAAATTTTCGCCGAAGAAACAGTCAAAGAGTTCACTACGAACGGCAAAGCAAATATTCAATCTGGCAGCAGTAAGGGCCAGCATCCAATCGTTTAACGAATTAAAGAATTAACGAAATGAAGCAAGGCACCGATCGCCAAACTGGCAAAGTTATCGGCGGCCTCGATTACTTGCGCCAGCGCATCACCGACGCTTTGGAAACCGAACAAGGCTCGTTAGTGGTTGAGCGTCAATATGGATCGCGGCTGCATGAGTTGGTTGATATGAATATCGACCTAAATTTTGAAATGGAATGTTATGTCCGCGTGGCCGAGTGTATCGCTAACCCTAAAAACGGGTTAGACGATTTTCGTTTAACTGACATGAAAGTCGTATCCAGCCTAGACGGCCAAGTCACCTTGGATTTGTATGGGGTGCTTTTGGATAACGGCGAACCCATCGTTTTAGAGGGGATCATTATCGATGTCTCAAGGGATTAACCTCGACCTGTTACCACCGTTAACGTTGGTTGAACAGGTGCCTATCGATGAGATAGTCGCGGATATTGCCGAAAAAGCCGCGTTAGAAAATGCCGCCCCGTCGGACCCATCTTATCGATCAGCGTTAGCCTATGCCTATCGTGAAATGTACGTTCGCCAGGATGCCAACGAACAAGCCAAAGGTGTCATGCTGGCGTTCGCTAAGGGCGCGCAACTCGATCACATAGGTTCGACCTATTATCGAACCCCATTAGGCGACCCGGTTGTTCGTTTGGATGGTGAAAGCGATACGTCATACAAAACACGTCTGCAACTTTCGCCAGAGGGCTACAGCGTAGCAGGGCCTAAAGGGGCTTATCAGTTCTTTGGTTTATCTGCAGATAGTGACATTCGTTTCGTTGAGCCTATTTCACCAAGCCCCGCGGTGATGTCGCTTTACTTGCTGACATATTCCAATGATGGCGTGGCCAGCGATGAACTGTGTCGAAAGGTGGAAAATTACGTGTGGCCATATCGTCCAATGGGCGATCGAGTCACGGCGTATTCAGCCGAACTAATCCGCTATACCGTGACCGCCGAATTACTGGTCGAAAAAGGTGCCGACTTAGCCGCGATTAAGCAACGGGCACTAGAAGAAGCGGCCGTTTATACGTTGAACGAAAATAAGTTCGGCGGTTATGTCTCGGATTCTGGCTTAAAAGACGCCATGACGGTCGGTAACGTTAAGAAAGTGAATTTAACCAACTGGACCGACAAAGTCGCTGAGGCACATCAAGTGCCGTTGTGTGACGGGATCACGATTACAGTGAGGGAAGTATGACAACCATCTTACCCCCGAACGTATCGGACCTAGAGAAGAACCTCGATGAAGCGGGCGAGGCTCGCCTCAGTGAAATCAAAACGCCAGTCGCGACCGTATGGGATGCTAATAATTGCCCGATTGAGGCTTTACCCTATTTAGCCTGGGCGTTGTCGGTGGATTACTGGCGATCAGATTGGCCGGAAAGTATTCAGCGCCAAGTGACAGCCGATTCGCCCGATTACCACCGAATCAAAGGTTCTCGCCCCGCCGTTGAACGGGCCATTAAAAACTTAGGTTTTGATGCTAAGTGCTACGAATGGTTTGAAATGGTGCCAGAGGGCGAGCCGTGTACGTTCCGGGTCGATGTCTTTGCCAAAGACAGACCTATCACCGAAGACATGGCGCTTGAAATTGGTCACTCGATCAATGCAGCGAAGCGCGACACGCTCCACTTACTCGATGTCAAAATCAACTTGCGCAGTGATGCCAAGTTGCATTTGGCGGCGTTCTCTAAGGTTGGCGAACGGCTTCGAATCTTGCCAAGGCAACAACAAACTTTAACCACTCAAACCCAGCTTAATTTAGCGGTTGGGTTGCGAATTACAGAAACCACGCGATTAACTCCGAGGGCTGCATGAACTACAATACAATCCCGACAGTAGTCGGCGCGGCAAAGCTGCGAAATGCGTCATTGCTAGGGCAAAAGGTAGATATTACCCGAGTTGCCTTTGGTGATGGTGATGGTGCGGAATATGAGCCGACAGGCCAAGAAACTGCGCTGAAAAAACAAGTCTATGAATGCCCGCCGAATCGAATCGAAGAAGAAGCCGGCGCGCCAACCTGGATAGAGTTGGAAGCGGTGATCCCGCATAACGTCGGTGGATGGTATTTGCGCGAGGTTGGTTGTTTTGACGATGAAGGCGATTTGATTTTTATCGGTAACTTGCCGTCATCGTTCAAGCCGTCAGGCGAAGCCGGTGTCATTAAAGATCTGGTTTTCGAGATGGTCTATGACGCAGTGGCCGCTAATGTCGTGCAAATCAAGATTGACCCGAATGTCGTGATTGCCACACGTAAATATGTGGATGACCAGGATAAAGCGCATACGGATGCGTCCGATCCACATCCTCAATATGCGACAGATGATGACCTCACTCAAGCCATGCAGCAAGCCGGAACTGACTTGTCCAACTTAATTTCTATTAGTCAGTTTCTGCCTTATGACGAAACGCGAAAGTATAAAACTGGCGAAATTTGTTACACCAAAGACCAAGCAACCAACGAGTTAAGCTATTGGCAGTGGTACTCAAACGTAGAATCGCTTGCTGGAAAATCTCCCTTGTTAGAGGCAAATCGTCATGTGGGTTGGTCAGATAACACCAAGCCATTCTATTGGGTGCCATACACGGGTGGCCAAGTAGGTATGCCGTTTTATTGGCTAGATACCTCAGCGCCAGAATGGTCAGTGATGGAAATCAATGTTGATTTGCCAATTGCCGTTTACTGGCGTTTAGCTCGTCGCTATCCAGACTTGGTCAATGGCGACACGATTAACACGGGTGAAATTCGCGGTGAGTTTTTGCGTGTTCTCGATCAAGGTCGTGGTGTTGATGTGGAGCGAAGTATTAATAGTTTTCAAACTGATGCAACTGCTCCTAATGGGTTGTGGTCTGATGGACGAGTGATTAATGCCTCGTCAGGAACGTCATGCTTTGGATTGAATACACTAGGGGCTGGCGGAATGAAGGTAGCGAGTTTTTTAAGTGATGATGATGAAACGCGTCCTCGTAACGTAGCTCGCCCAATGGCAATTGCAATTTAAGGGGGATGTGTGAGTAAAGAAGCTAAGTATTACTATCCAATAGATAAACAAACTAAAGAAGTTCTTGGTCCTGTTAAGGCTGAATATCGCGGTGGTATGTATCACATGCCAAAGGATGCGCTTCAATCAGAACCTTTACCGCCAAAGCAAGGCTTTGCAGTGGTAGCGGTTTTAGATGATTCGGGAAAGGCTATTGATTCAGAGTATATCGAAGACCATCGAGGAACTACGATTTATGATGAATCGAATTGTACTAAGTCGGAAGTAATTTCTGAACTTGGGCCAATCAAAGAAGGCTTCACTCCTGATAAGCCGTTAACTGAATTTGACGACCGCATTAATGGGGCTTGGGTAACGAACGAAAGCAACAAATACATTGCTGAATACAACCAGGTTGATGATACTCGCCGGGCTGCTTATTTTCAGGTTGTTACCCCGCTCATCGATGAGGCAAAAATCAAACGTGATTTGATTAAAACGCCGGAAGCCATCTCCGAAGCGGACGAACTAGAGCAACAAGCTCTTGCCGCCCGATTGAAAATTCAGTCAGAAAACCCTTGGCCAACACCACCCACTAACTAAAGCCCGCTAAATCAGCGGGCTTTTTTGTACCTACTTTAAACCCACATAACCCAGCTTCGGCTGGGTTTTTTATTACCCGTAACAAGGAGATCACACCTCATGGCAGGAGATTATTTCCACGGTGCCGAAACGTATTTACTACCAGATACGACACGCCCGATCGAAGTCCTGGCCGCGTCCACTATCGGTTTAGTGGCAACGGCGCCCAATGCTCAATCTGCTATCGCGGCCACGTTAACCCTGGGCGAAGACAATAGCGCCCTGACCGTGTCAGCGGTTGAAACGGGTCCTCGTGGCAACGGTATCAGTATCGAACTGATTGACCCAGAAGCGAACGACGTCGCGCTTTCGGTGGCCCTCGATGGCGATGCCATTCAAGTCACCTTAGCCACTGGCGCCGATGGGGTGATCACGTCTACCGCGTCCGAAGTTGCCAGCGCGTTAAACGCGGACGATGCAGCGAACGACTTAATCACGGCCGCCGCTGGCGGTGATGGTTCGGGCGTCATCGAATACGCTTACCAGGTGTATTTATCTGGCGGTGAAGACGAGCCGTTCCCACTGAATAAGCCGACGCTCGTGACCTCGGACAAGCTGATCGCTAAAGCGGGCAGTGATGGCACGTTAAAAGATGCCTTAACCGACATTTACAATCAAACCGGCGCGGTGGTGGTTGTGGTGCGTGTCGCCGAAGGTAACGACGAAGCAACCACCAAAGCCAACGTGATCGGCTCAATGGATGCAAACGGTAACACGACAGGCTTAGCCGCCTTGGAAGGTGCCGAGGGTCTGCTCGGGATTCGTCCTCGCTTGATCATCGCTCCGGAGTTCTCACACTTATCGAGTGTGGGCGAGAAGATGGAAAGCGTAGCGAAAAACCTTAACGGTATCGCCCTGATTGATTCGGACCATTACGACACTTACAGCAACGTGATCAAACGTGCGCGTAAGTTTGCCGAAGCGTATTTCTTGCACGGTGGTATTTCAGTCTATGACCCAGACAAGAAAACCACGGTTAAGCGCCACATGTCGGCCACGGTAGCCGGTCATATTGTGCGTGTCGATAACGACGAGGGTTACTGGAACTCACCGTCGAACCGCAAGATCTACGAGATTGAAGGTACGGCGATCGATATTCCTTATGTATCGAGTGGCCCAGGTGCGAAAAGCTGCTTAGCGAACCAGCTCAACAGCAACAACATTGTGACCATCGTAAATAAAAAGGGTGGTTGGCATCTATGGGGCAACCGTCTCACCAATGGCGTTATGCTGCCGCATCAACGTATTCGCTACATTGTCGGCGATAGCATCAACGAAGCGCACCAGGACGCGGTGGACCGCAATGTCACTAAGAACTATGTCGAGTCAGTCACGGGTCGCGTGAATGCGTTCTTACGCCGTCTGACGGGTGAAGTGATCAGCGGTGGCTTTTGCTGGGCTGATTCAGAGGACAACATCAACGCGATCGGAACCGGTCAGGTGTTCTTTGATTACGACCTCGGATTCTACGACGTGGCCGAACGTGTGACATTCCGTCAGCATGTTAACCGTACTTACAACGAACAAATTTTTAGCTAAGGGGCTGACAGATGGCAGGTATTCCAAGCGTATTGGTGGATTTTAACGCCTTTCTGAAAAACACCAGTTACGCCGGCAAGGCGAACAAAATCACGCTGCCTAAAGTCGTGATGAAAACCCTCGACTTTGACGGTGCCGGTATTGGCGGCACCGTTAAGCGCAGCGTCGGCAAACTGGAAGCGATGGAAATGGAAGTGACCGTCTCGGATTACTCGAAAGATGTGATCGGCATGGTGGGATCACGTTCGAGTCGTAACGAAGTGGTGACGTTTCGCGGCGCGCTCGATCGTGACGGTGAAATCAAAACCGTGATTGTTCGTGCTTCGGGTTTCTGGCGTGAACTGGAGTTCAACGAATGGGCGCCAGGCAGTGAAGCCACGAACAAAGTGGTGATCGATGTTGAATACATCGAGCTGGAAGTAGATAACAAAAAAATGCTCGAAATCGACAAGCTTAACAACAAGTTTGTTGGTGCTGATGGAAAAGACCGAAACGAAGAAATTCGTAACGCGTTAGGTCAGTAAATAAATCTTTAAATCGTTAATTCTTTAATCTTATAAACCCAGACCCGCGCTGGGTTTTTTATTTGGAGTACAATCAACATGGCTACAGAAACAGAACTAAAAAATCCTATCAAGCGTGGTTCTAAAGAAATCAAAAAAATCACCATGCAGGAACCTACTTCGGGCACTCTTCGCGGCCTAGAAGTTATGGCTTTGGTGCGAATGGATGTTACTCAGGTTCGCACGCTTGTTCCTCGCATTTCTAACATTACCGAAGCCGAATTCGATCAGCTTGGTCCTGCCGATATTGCGTCAGTGTGTGCGGATGTCGCGAGTTTTTTCATGGGATAAACCCCGTGCCGGCGGATGTGATGGAGGTGGAGGCCGACATCTTTTTGGTGTTCACCGGTTTTAATGCCAGTACAACGGCGGTCATGCCGTTAGGGGAATTAATGGACTGGCATCGCATCGCCATCGAGCGCCATGAAAAAGCGCAAGAAGAAGCACAAAACGCCGGGTAGTCCTTTGCAGGATTACCCGGCCTTTTTTTGTTTGTAAGGGGCCTGTATGTCCGAGCAAAAACACAAACTGACGATGGTCATGGAAATGGTGGATAAGTACACCGCCCCATTCCAGAAAGTCACCGATCAAAGCAAAAAGTCGGCGGTGGCCATCGAGAACACGCACAAGCAACTTAAACGACTGCAGCAAACCTCGGGCGATCTTGAATCCTTCAAGCAGCTAAAACGAGAAAGCGCCAACACCGAGCGCGCGCTCGATGCGCAGCAAAAGAAAGTCGCCCAATTAGCTCAGCAGATCAAACAGGCCGAAACGCCTAGCCGTGCTTTGACCAATGAGTTTAACCGGGCCAAGCGTGAGGCGCAGCAGCTCACCAAGCAACACGAAAAAGAAAACACGCAACTGTCGGAAATGCGCACCCGCTTAAATGCGGCTGGAGTGAGTACCAAGAACTTACGCCAGGCAACCAGCCAGTTAGAACGCCACACCGCCCGAGTCAATCAACGCTTAGAGGAACAGCAACGCAAGTTAGAAGCGGTGGCGCAGCGTGAGAAGAAACTCACCGCCTTGCGCGATAAAAACAGCGCATTGATGGGATCTGCAGCAATGGACACCGCCAAGGTAGGCGCCGCGGTGTTTGCGATGAAGCAGCTCACTGATAGTTATGGCGAAGTTGCCAGCGCCCAGGGCACGATCCAGAGCTTGGGGATCGGTGCCGAGGGCATCGAGGAGATCACGCAAGCCGCAAAAGATTTTACAAACCAATGGGCGGGCACCACACAAGCCGAATTTATCGCAGCAAGCTACGACATCAAATCCGGCATTTCGTCGCTGTCTGATGCCGCTGTGGGCGAATTTACCCGCATTGCGGCCATGACCGCGGGTGCAACGAAATCAACCACGGACCAAATGACCAGTTTGTTCGCGTCTGGTTACGGTATTTATCGCAAACAGTTTGATAAGTTTGGCGCCGATACGATCGCCGGTTGGAACGCAATGTCCGAGCAAGAGCGGGACATGCAATTCGGTAAGTATTTCAGTGCTGGGATCGCCTCATCGGTGCAAGCGTTTAAAACCGATGGCGAAAACATGAGCGCGGCGATCTCTAACCTGGGCGCGGCCGCCACTTCGGCGAACGTGTCGTTTGCGGAGCAGCTTTCCGTTTTAGGTCAGTTACAAGCGACCATGTCCGGCAGTGAAGCCGCCACCAAATATAAGGCGTTCTTAGGGTCTGCCGCCCGTGCCGGTGAACAGCTGGGTTTGAGCTTCCTCGATGCCAATAATCAGCTTAAAGGGATGCCCGACATCCTCGCCGAGCTGCAAAGTAAATACGGCGATACGATTGACGCCGTCGAAGAACAGGAGTTGAAAAAGGCGTTCGGGACGGATGAAGCAATGGCGCTTATCAAGTTGCTCTATCCCGAAACCGACAAGCTAAAAGAAAACATTCTCTCGATGAATGGCGCGCTGCAGGGCGGTATGGACACCACGAACAAGATGGCCGCGGCGATCTTAAACGGCCCAACCGAATCGACTCAGCGCATGAACCAGCGTGTGCAGAACTTAACGGCCACCCTGGGGAAAGTGTTCGCCCCGATGATGATGTTTATCACTGATACCGTGGGCGAAGCGGCCATGATGATCGCCAGCTTTGCCGAGAAATTCCCATTCTTAACCCAAATGATAGGCGGGGCCATTATGGCCATTATTGCGCTTAAAACGGGTTTGATTGCCGTTAAAGCCGCTCAAATCGCCTATAACTTCGCGATGATCACCTCGATGCAGTCAATGGGGATCATGGCCACGATGCAAAAGGCGCTCGCGTTTGGTGCGAAAGCTTGGGCGGTGGCTCAATGGGGCTTAAACGCTGCGTTGAATGCGAACCCTATCGGCTTGGTTGTGTTGGCTGTGATGGCGTTGATCGGCGTGGTTGCCCTGGTGATTAAGTATTGGGAGCCGCTTGGCGAGTTCTTTACCAATTTATGGGACGGCATTGTCAGCAAGTTCACCGGAGCAATGGAAACCATCGGCGCCCTGGTGGGGAAAGTCGCCGGATGGTGGAACAGCTTATTCGGTGATGATGAAACGGCCGTTAAAAACATCGCCATGAATGGCCAGGTGACAACCTCGGGCAGTTCACCGGCTTTAGCGGCCAGTGGCGGGGTGATGCCTTATCAAGCCAAAACGGGGATCAGTGCCAGCCGTGGCGCTTCCAATACCTACCAAACCGAAAACAAAATCCAGATCGTACAGCAGCCAGGCGAAAGCCAAGACGACTTAGCGCGTCGAGTTGCTGAAGAAATGGACCGCCGAGAACGTGACCGCTCACGCCGTCAACGTGGGTCAATTTATGACTAAGGAACTTAGTTTATGAGTGTATTGCGAAACGGGGTCATGTTGGCCCTGGGTGACTTCTTTTTTAGCATTAGCACGGTTCAGTATCAGCAGTTGCAACGCTCGAAATCGTGGACCTGGGCGAAAAAGAATCGACTCGGCCGAAAGCCAGCAAAGCAGTTTCACGGCCCCGATAGTGACACCATCACGCTAAACATTGCGCATTTTCCGGAAAATAAAGCTGGGTTGCTGATGTTTAGCCGCTTGGCTGCATTGGCAGATCAGGGCAAACCGCACCGCCTAGTTGGCAGTAATGCCCTGGGCGGGTCTGATCTTGGCCTTTGGTGTATCGAAAGCCTGGAAGAAACCGACACGGAGTTTACCGAGGACGGGATCCCGCTAGTGATTAAAGGGACCTTGAAAATCTCGGAGTGGGGGGAAGATGAGTTCTAACACACAATATCGAACCCGAACCGGCGATATGTTGGATTGGGTTTGTACTCAGTATTACGGGGAACGTCCGAGAGCCGTGGAGGCGGTTCTCGATGCGAACCCGGGTTTAGCCGCTTATGGTCCGGTACTTCCAGCGGGGCTTGTGATCGAGTTGCCCGATTTAGGCCCGGCAGAAGATACCAGCACAATCAGTTTATGGGATTAAGCAATGGAACCACCGATTTATCAAATTGTGGCCAACGATGCCGACATCACCGCGAAGATTCAAGACCGCTTTTTAAGTATGACGTTGCATGATGCGGCGGGTGTTGACTCTGACTCGGTGACAATCACCCTGGATAACCGCGGTAATGTGATTAAACCATTATCGACCGGTGCCAAGTTGGTTATTTCACTCGGAACGGGGAAAGCACTGGTCCCAAAAGGTGTTTATCAAGTGACAGAGTTAGAAGAATCGCTCGATAACGACGACTTGATCATTCACGGCACTGCAGCAGATATAAAAGGAAATATTAAAGCGCCCAAAGACCGAACCTTTGACAACATCACGTATGGCGATTTGGTAAAACAACTTGCCAGTGAAAACAATCTGCAGCCGGTGATCAGTGATGAGCTGGCCAAGATTCAATTTGACCATATCGATCAGAAAGCCGAATCGGATTTAAACCTATTAACCCGCCTCGGGCGGCAATATGGCGCAATAGCGAAGCCCGTCGCCGAACGCTTACTTGTGACGGGGAAAGGGGAAGGGAAAACCGCCAGTGGTCAGGAAATGCCGCTAGAGGTGATCGCCGATGCGCATAATTCATCGGGTCGAATCGTGACCAAGGAACGAGACAACTATCAATCCGTGGTGGCGCATTGGTTTGATGAACCCGCCCAACAAAAACGCCAGGTGAAAGCCGGTGATGGTGAACCGTCATTGACGCTCAAACAGGAGTACATGAGCGAAGATGAGGCGTTAAAGGCTGCTACGGCCGAACTGGAAGAACGCCAGCGCGGGAAAAAGACCTTTTCTTTAACTCGCCCACTTAGCCCTCATTTGGGCGTAGGTTTCCGAATCCAGGTATTAAACCATAAGCCGGTGGCCAATGGTCTATGGGTGGTTGAGGGTGCTGATCATGTTGTTGAACGTGACCGAATATCAGAAACCACACTCGAACTAGTGATACCTAAATAATCATTTCACAACAAAGCCTTATCGACAAAAAGCGTTATAAACTTGATGCCGATGGGGTTTTGTGTGCATAATCTTACTGTATAAATAAACAGTATAATAAAAGTCGATCGGAGTGCAAATTTTGAATGTGAACCCTTTAAACGACGGAACGAGATCAGGTACAGTCGATAACCTGGCCGCATTATTACGTTTTATTGAGGCAGCAAGCGAGGATAGCGAAATTTGCGATCCTGGACTGCATCAAGCGATTAAGGTGGCGAGTGCAACTGCAGTGCAGTTAAAGCGATTCGACCAGGAGAACGGCGAGTCGGACAGGTCTGGATAAATAACCAGATCTTTTTTTGCGTGATCCTTTCCGCATCGTGTGGTAGGCTTATTGCGAAATGTTGTTTTGGTGCTTGCTGGCCTATGGTTTGGCGACTTAGGCGGGCAAGAGGAAATTTTAAGTACGGCAGAAAAGCAAAAACCCCGCAAAAGCGGGGTTTCAAAATCGGGTATTACTAGTCTTTTAAACGTTTGGCGACATTAAAAGAAACCCTTAAGGCAAATTTTAGTTTACTAGTAATACCTGATGACTGCAAGCCGAATCATGGATTTGTTGGTTAAAAAATGAGTATTACTGGCAGTATTGCCCCTGCTGAACCGTTTATCGGTCAGTCTGGCGTAAGGCGATACATCCCTAAGTTTGAACTTCCTATGGTGGGCCACCCAATCGCCCGCCGTCTCGATGCTTTGTTGTCTGCTCATGTGTGGAGCAAAAGCCGCTTTATTCGTAAGTTGCGTAAAGAAGGCGGCGAAATAAAGCGCCGTAAGCTATCTGATGGCACCTGGAAGACGAAAACCCTTCCCCCGCGTCGTTTATCGATCCGCACTGAACGCGAACAAACCTTTGATGCGCTTACCCGCGCGATGATCTACCGTGCCGACTATGATCCCGAGGCGCCTTATCTGTTTGAGGTAAAGGCCAGCGTCGAGGAACTGGCGGGCATGATCGGCCAGCTTCACGAATACGCACCGGCTTATGACGGTGAAAGCGGCCAATATCGTCATGGGCGTAAGGCTTGCGATCCGGTTCATGCGGCCATCGATGACTTTGAGGCCGCCGACATGCTAGTCGTGGTACGTGAGTTCGACGACGAAACCAAAACTTATAAGGCAAAGCGTCTGTTCTTTAAGCCGAATTTCTTTAAAGGCTTTGGCCTTACGATGGATGATACGCGTGAAATGCTGTCCGCTGCGCGTAAGTGGCAAGAGAAACACGGCCACCTTAAAACCGCTAAACAAAAACGCCGCGCTGAATTGGTTCGCCTGGCGGAGTCTGATCGAGTCGCTACGCTTGATCGCCACTCTTTGCGTAATATGCTGGCTCGCTTTAAGCGTGAGTTTACTGGGGCAAATAAGCACACTAAGCGCGAAATGGACGCCCACCACCGCCTAAAGCAAGCCGAGAAGAACGCCTGTTCTGAGAAGCAAGACGATCGCAGTCCTACCGAAATCAAGTTGCGAAAAATCGTACAACAACTTCCATCGGCTAATGTTTACACTGCTAAAAACAAGATTAAGCAAGAGCACGGCCTAACATGTGGGCCAGAGTTCGATAAGCTGCTCTTGGCGATGCTAGAAACCTACACGTAACCCATTCCCCTTGTTTATCCGCTTGGCTGCGGAGAATGCTGCACACCTCGATAAAATCACCGCTTGTTTTTTGCTCGATCTCGCTTGTCTTCACGTTGTTTTCCCTATCTCGATCACCTTCCTCGATCGGTCCAGCCTCTAAACTAAGATTTAACCTCGAAAGTAATCTATGAACTAACCTCTTTCTAAAGAAAGGATAAAGCCCCTCCATAAAGGCGAGGGCTTTTAATCTATTTCGCTTCGCTACATATTTATAATGCCTGACCATTTCCTAGCTATCGCTAGGGGTCAGAGATTACCCCCTCCGCCCCCTAAAGGGGGGACCCCTTGCCGCAGGGGGCTCGGGAGGATGGCACGGCCTTCGGCCTAAAGCCAACCTCCAGAGCTATAGGCTATTTCGCTTCATGATCTGTAAAGGCCAAGCCGCTAACGCGGTGCTTCGCAGCCTTGACAGCTCATTCCGCTAAGAAAATAAAACTTGCATTGTAGGACGAAAAGTCCTAATATTTATTTCGAAGGCCGGGCAAAGTGCCAAGGCCAAAACCGAGAGAAATCCCGATGACTACACCAATTATTCAGATCGACGACAACACCTTCTATTTAGAAAGCCGTGGTAACAAAATGACGTTGTCACGTAAACAAGATGCCTGGGGCGAGTTCTGGCAAATGAGTACAGATAACGCCAGTCATCGTGCTTATCGTGGGCTAGGCATTAAAGAGTTCGCCAGCCTTGAAGCCGTCGAGAAACACTATAAAAGCTGGCGCGGCGTTAGCGCACTATTAGGCAATTAATAACCTGGGCGGTTCGCCGCCCCTTTTGGGGATTGTATGGAAAACACAGAAATTAGATCAGAAACATTAACCGCGTTTGGTCCTGGGTGGCTACAGCCTACAGGCGCCGAAGTTCGCGCCATGTTGGTCAAGTGTGATTTAACAGGTAGCGAGGCCGCTGCATTGGTTGGCGTGTCTGATAGCCGCACGGTGCGTAAATGGTCCGCTTACGACCCTGCAGAGGTCGAGAAAGCAAAACAAGAGGGCCGAAAAACTAACATGCAGCGAATCCCGTATGCAGCGTGGGCGATCTTGGCTGAGTGTGCTGGCTTTGGGCTTATCTGGAAGAAATAAATAATTAAAGAAATAAAGAAAATAACTCTTGCAAACGAGGACGAAAAGTCCTATTGTTTATTTCGAAGGCCGGGCAGAGTGCCAAGGCCAAAGCGGAGATAAATATTATGTTAGGTAACAACGTTTTCATTATTACTACATCATGTCGTCAGGATAACGGTTCATTTAATAAAAACATTGCTTCAGTATGGACAACAAAGGAAGCGGCCAGAAAAGAACTAAATAGAATCAAAGCTGGCTATGACCGTGAAGATCTCCGCGAAACATATCGCGCCCGTACTCCGAGTTGCCAAATTGATGATCTTAGTGTTGAGTTGTTGAAGGGGAATTTCTGGGAGTGTATTTCTTTTTACAGCATCCAGTCTAAACCGCTGCAAAGTTGAGTTAATACTATTTATGTCGCCGCCAAGTAAGGCGGCTTTTTTGTGCCTGATTTTTTAGTGAAGAAATAAATAATTAAAGAAATAAAGAAAATAATTCTTGCAAGCAAGGACGAAAAGTCCTAATATTTATTTCGAAGGCCGGGCAAGGTGCCAAGGCCAAAACCGAGAGAAATCACGATGACTAACAATCAAATCACTGCAAAAACTATCCTTAACCAACTTGGTGCAAACCGCTTTCTGGCTATGACTGGCGCGAAAAACCTGGTTGCTATCGAGAACGGCCTACAATTCGATTTGCCACGTACTCGCCATTTTGTAAAAGACGGCATCAATAAAATTCAAATCATCCTAGACGCGTCTGATACCTACACCGTGCGCGGTCTTAAATACATGCCTCGTAAGTTTGAGTGTAAGGAACTGGCCACTGAATCGGGCATTTATGCCGACATGCTGCAGGGCACGTTTACCGAAATGACCGGACTTAATACTTACCTTTAATCGCATTGCCCGCCTTGCGGCGGGCAAATCAGAGGTGTTTAGGATGAAAGATTGTACACAGGGAAATAAGGTGCTCGATCCACTGGGGCCGCCGATGTCGATTAAAGAGTTTTACGCGCACTGCGAGGATGCTGCCGAACTTGCCCCCAAGCTATCCACGAAAACGGTGGATAAGTGCTCAGTTTCGCAACCATCGGATCGGACTGGGTCGAGTTGTGTGGTAGATTGTTATTCACTCGAAAGGTGATTAAGAAGTTATGAGCGAAATCAGATTATCGAAAAATCAAAAAGACGCGTTATTCATTTTGGCGCTGTTGGAAAGTAATGGCCATGTTGATTTTGTCGGAGCGGAAAAGGTTCGTCAAATGGTGGAGTCACCGCGCCCGAGCTTGGTGGACCCATCTAACTTTAGAAAAGGGCTTCATACGTTGCATTCTAGAGGCTCGATTGACCTGGTAAGAAAGCGCGATTTAAGCCTAATGGTTAAGCTAACTCGCCCAGGTCGCCACCAAGCGGCCAAGATTTACCGAGAACGCACCGGCACCGAACTCGATGTTCCCGCGGTGGCTGATGATCAAATGACGATTTTTGAATAAAGGTTGTAACATGCAAAACGAAGAAGCACTCAAAAAGCCGCCGTTCTCAATGGACGCTGAACAATCCGTTTTAGGTGGGTTGATGTTGGATAACTCTCGTTGGGATGATGTGTCCGACAAAGTGGCGGGTTCTGATTTCTATTTGCGTCACCACCGAGTGATATTTGAAGGGGTTCGCAAGCTGCTCGAAGCCTCTCAACCGCTTGATCTGGTCACGCTGTCGGAAGTGCTCGAAAAGCAAGGCGTATTAGAAGACGTTGGCGGGTTCGCTTACCTGGCAGACTTGGCCAAGAACACCCCAAGCGCGGCGAACATTAACGCTTATGCTGAAATCGTGAGAGAAAAGGCGGTGTTAAGGAATGTTATCGAGGTCGGTAATAATATTGTCGCATCGGCGTATGACTCAAAGGCGGCGACCTCAACGGACATTATCGACGATCTCGAAAGTAAGGTTCTCGCGATTTCGAATCAGCATTCGGTGAGTGTTGATAGTATGCAAAGCGCCCGTTCGGTACTTGAGAAAACCATCGACCGAATGGAAGAACTGAACAAAACCGCTATCGATGGCGTGACCGGCTTATCGACTGGTTTTATGGACCTCAATAAAAAGACGGCGGGTTTGCAAAACTCTGATCTGATCATCGTGGCCGCCCGTCCATCGATGGGGAAAACCACCTTTGCCATGAATATTTGTGAAAATGTGGCGATGGAGCACGACAAGCCAGTATTAATATTTTCTTTGGAAATGCCCTCCGAACAATTAATGATGAGAACGCTTTCGTCATTGGCCCGGGTTGAACTTTCCAAAATCCGCACAAGCCAGCTCGATGATGAAGACTGGGCGCGTATTGCATCCGCTACCGGCTTATTGATGGAGAAAAACAATATCTTTATCGATGACCGTTCCGGCATTACTCCGACCGAACTCAGAGTGAAGGCTCGCCGAATGGCTCGCGAGCATGGTGGCTTATCGATGATCATGGTTGATTATCTTCAACTGATGCAAGTGCCGGGGCTGCAGCAAAACCGCACCCTAGAGATCGCCGAAATTAGCCGCGCGTTGAAAGCCTTGGCCAAGGAACTCAACGTTCCAGTGGTGGCGCTATCGCAACTCAACCGAACATTAGAAAACCGCACCGATAAGCGCCCAATCAACTCAGATTTGAGGGAGTCGGGTTCTATTGAGCAAGATGCCGATCTCATCATGTTTATTTATCGCGATGAGGTTTATCACGAAGACAGCAAAGACAAAGGCACCGCCGAGATCATTATCGGTAAGCAGAGGAACGGCCCTATCGGCACAGTTCGGCTAACGTTCCAGGGGCAATATTCCCGCTTTGATAGTTTTGCTGGTCCGTCATACAACGATTATTAAATCCTATAGTCGGCTGTAATAGGCCGACAAACAACATACAGTAAGGCAAGAATATGAACGTAACATTTGAACAATCCATGCTCAAAGAGTACATCGAGCAGTTGGAGAAGCAATTCCCGCAATACAGCAAATTACAGCAACAAAAGGTTTTAGAGTCGGTGCGCTCTCTTGTTGTCGAGCCGAAAACGATTTCAAATGCTCGCCCATTGGAGGATGTTTTAGCCGATATTCGTGAGCAGATCGAGGAAGACGGCCGCGCCGGTTTATTCTTCGCAACGGCATTTAGTAACTGGTATCGACGAACGGAAACGCCGCGTGTGGCCCATCTGCATGATTACGTTAACCTGGACTTTAGTAATCGTCATCTGTTTATGGAAATGATGAGCTTGCGCGATTCGGGTCGCTTTGATGATGAGGCGCTTTATCAGTTTGAACAGTATTGCTTAGATAAAATGGCCGTAAAATAGAAAACTTGATCTTTTGGCGGTTTCGATGCGAATCGGCCGCCAAATCATACCGCCCTATTTTCCGCTCAAATCCCTGTCTTTTTGAAACAAATTTACAACATCAAAAAACGCACCTCGATCAGAACTAAACCGCCACTTTTGACGGTTTGGCGATTTCAATCCGTCAGAACTGGCGGAATATGGCCTAAAATGACCTATTTAACATATTGTGCATAATGTGCCCCAAATTATGGGGGCGAATAAAACAGAATGCTCCCCTCGTCCTATTACCAATTAGGGAACTGATTTAATATACTTGTAATGTTGTTGGTTAGTGACACGTCACGCTTATAAAAAAGGTAAAATATGAAGTATGGATATGCTCGGGAGACGGGCGATCACGATCTGGCTCTGCAGCTTTCAGAGTTAGAGGCGGATGGCTGTCAGTCTGTCATTACCGAGAATCAAAAAGGCTTTCGTGAACTTAACGGATTAATGACCAGGTTAGATAAAGGTGATTCGTTAGTCGTTTGGCGTATCGATAAGCTGGCCGATTCATTGACGGAACTCAATGGTCGAGTCGAGGAACTGCAGAAGGTGGGTGTTAATCTTTGTTCGGTACTTGAGAATTTTGATAGCAGTAAAGATTCGGGGATTACTAAAGCCATTATTAGCCAACTGGCGGAGTTAGAGAAGTAAGACGCTACCCGTTTCTATGTCGTTCTAGCATCATGATCAGCGTGACCAATATGGTCCGCACATCTGGCGGTAGTGTTCGAGCTGCCGCCGCCACATCCCACGGGGTCGCCCCTTCAACGCCCATTACATCTAAGCACAAATCCAACTCTGTCACGTTCAACATTTTCAACAAACGCCTGTAATGAGTCATTTTAATGTCTGTCTGTCCGTTCTCGATCCTTTGATATGTTTTTAATGATAATCCTATCATTTCAGCGGCTTGCGCTTGCGAGATCTCCGCAAGTTCGCGCCTTTTCTTAACTGCAGCAATAAAACTTTCTTGCGACATACGTCATACCCCATGCGACAATTTTTTCTCTTATTGATAATTATAGAACTAAAAAGTCGCATCGTATTTTCACCCATAAGGCTTAGGGATATATTCGACTTGTTGGCTAAGTGACCTTGCAGTATTGAGCTGGAACCTTAAAGGCTTGAGATAGGTTTAATTACAAAAGCAATCACCACTCAAGAACGCCGCTAAAAAAGCCGATGATAAAAGCGGCTAGGGTGCTTTTCTGTTCCAATCTGCTGATCACTTGCATTGTGAAACTAACAAGTAAGATGGTTCCGAGATGTGCATTTCGGAAATTTTCAAGCACATGTTAGTAATGGTATGAATGAAGTAACAATAAAGGTCGAATATGAAAAGTATCAAATTGGAAGCATTGACGAAGTGTGATCAGGTGTTGAGTATTCTTTCAGTTTCCGAGAACCTAACGAACAATGATGATAATGTCATCGCCGAGATCCGTGCGGCAAACCTCCTTAATAAAGGGTTGCTGATGGAAATTAAAGAACTATTAGAATCTGCAACGTAAGGTTAGGAATAATGAAAAAGTTTATTTTGGCCACGGTAGCGGTCGTTTCTTTGTCTGCCTGTATGGACGATGAGACAAAATGGCTATACGAGGGCAATCCCGACGGCTTGAACCGTCAAGAGTGGAGCCAGGCTTATCCCGAACTGAAACTTGGGACGGCGGGCCGTTGGCTGCAGTCTCTCGATGAAAAGGGTTTTATCAAAGATAAAGCCTTGGTGAGTGGTCCGGAGTTTAAGCAGAACGCGCAAAAGCTCGCGGATTGCTTGGATAGCTCGATCAACGTCTCGCAAGCTGAAACGAACCACCTGGTCGCGTCATGTGTTCAAACGATGGGCTGGGCGTCGAACTCATAAAGAAAGGCCGCTTGTGCGGCCTCTTTATTAGAATAGCGATTCTTGTCTCGGCTCTAGCGGTTTGGGTCGCTTAGGGCATGGATGGACATTGATGTCGGGCTCTTGAACGTAAAGGTGACACTTTTCATTCCAGAACACCTCGGCATTGTTCCTGGTGCATGTGCCAAAGCGTTGCTTTCGTGGCTCGATACTAAAGCCATAATTGTCCACCTTGGGCGCGAATGCGTCAGTTTTCCAGCCCTTTTGTTGGTAGCACTGGCAACTAAAGCATGTATCCGGAAGACTCATTCTATTGATAAGCATGGGCGCCGCCCCCTTGCCTGGTGATCTCTTGATAACAGGCTTTTGCTATCGCCTCACCAAAGAAATCAGGTTTATCCTTTAGGTACTCGATCACTTGATCGGCGGGTTGATGAATGATGTCAGATAGACGCAAAGCGCCCGAAAGGTTATTATTACCTTGCAGCATAATTAAATCCCATTGGTTGTGTTGTTGAATGCCAGGCGGTTGTAGGGGTGAGATACTCAACCGCCCGGCGTCCTTTCAAGTGTTCGAATTAATGGTGTTCTTTCCAGAACTCGAACATTTTCTTGAACTGGTCTATTTGTGATACGTCGTTAGTCACGCAATACACTTTCCATTCTTTCACGAACTCTTTGTCCGCCTTAAAGTTAAGGTTCGCCATTTCGCCACTACCGACTTTTGCGGTGTTCTCTTGGCCGTTTGGTGCCGTTGCTACGGTTGGCGGTGTGCCTTTGCCTGGTTTCTTTCCTGGATTAGCCATTGTGTAGCCTCTTTAATTCTTTATTTCGTTAATTCTGTAATGCGAGTCATGATCGATTGAATCAGTTGATCAGCCTGTTCGCGTGGGCCTTTGTACTGGCATTCAGTCGCCGCTTTGCCCTGGTCGGATGCGCGTCTAAATGCGGTCTTTTCTTGCATTCTTCCACTCAGTACCAGGTAAGGCGTTTGTCCCATATAAGCGAGTGCGTCCTCAAACTCTCGATCGCTGTCGCCAGTTCGGCAAAATGCGAACGCGAGCTTTGCTGCAGGGATGCCATTTTTTACCAGGTCATTCGCTAGAACAACGGCGGGTTCCATGTCATCGAGGGCGAACCCTGTCGGAATGATGACAATGTCGGATTGTTTGGCAATTTCTAACGTCGCTTTGGTTGCGTGTGGTGCGCCATCAAAAATAAACGCGTCGTAGTTGTCTGCTTGCTTGATTGCCTGGCTAACTGTGCCGAAACATTCAACGGCGACGATTGGCGCTAGTTCGGCTTCAAGGCGGCGTTTTTGCCATTGGTAGCTAGTTGATTGACTGATGTCTAGGTCTGCGATTTTTACGTCCCACTCATGGCTTGCGTAAGCGGTGGCCAATGCGCGGGCGATGGTAGATTTACCCACGCCGCCCTTTTGTGAAACTACACCGATTTTATATCCCATTGGTTGGCGTCCTTTCGTTAATTAAAGAAATCGTTAATGCTTTAATTGCTATATTAGGACGAATCGGCCGAAAGGTAAAGAGGTAAGAAATAAATAATTAAAGAAATAAAGAAAGCGGGACAAGCCCGCTTTTTTAGGTGGTATTGATGTCTAGAGTTTAAATTCTGGTTTCTGGTACTCGCCCCAGCCTAAAAGCTCGCGCTTATCACTAAATACGATGGGTTCATAGTATCCGTGAAAATCAGCATGTTCCATTAAGCTATGCCAGCCCATCGCTTCAATTGCTTCACCGTCTTCGTTTACGAAGTGATCATCGTCGAGTGGGTATTCTTTATCGATGTCGTCTTCGGCATATTCTAGGGGCTTATTGACATATTGAGCGTCAAAAACGACGACTTTCCATTCATCTTTACGCTTGAAGCGCGTAGCTATCCAAAATGTTTTTGTTTCGCCTTTTGGTACGTCTGGCGTGGTTTCTGGTGATTGCCAGTTCACAACGGGTCTAATGTCCATTTTTTGCCTCAATTTTTAGTTGCAAGATTTTGTTTCTTTTCGGTCATAAATCGTTTTAAAAATGACTGGTTAACCTTGTTGCTTAGCTTTCTAAGGTTCCAAAGGTGATCATTGATTAATGTTCCGCAGTCACTACAAACCTGTTTTATATCTTCTGTTTGGTATTCGACTTTTAGGTCGGTGAGATAAGTTCCTGTCTTACTGCATAGGTCACATGCCATTTTTCTTATCCTTGTTTAGTAATGTGCGCCGGCTTCGTCGGGGTCTTCCCATCCAGACATAACGGCGGCTTGAACGCGTCTGTGCCCTTCGTTTAATAAAGCCTGATATTCTTCGTAAGTTTCATCGATACCAGGATAAAAACAGTCATCACACCATCGAGTAGATTCGTCACTCGTTGGCTTTCTACATCGTTTGCAATTACTCATGGTTTCGGTTCCTATGCTGCTTGTTGTTTGATAGGGGTTAGAGCGTCTTTTACTGTCTTTACGATTAGCTCTAAGTATCGATATTCAGTGCTTAATTTTTCGGGGACATCAAAGTCCCCAAAATCCAACTTTTCAAATTCATCTGAATCAATTCCATTCGGGCAAAGGATGGGTTCGTAAGGGTTATCTGAGTGGTATGGTTGCCAATCCTCGATCTCATAAAGCGCCCGTGCTAACTCTTTGCTAATACCAAATCCAATATGTTCCCACCCGCGACTGTCTCGTCTCATTTCACATATTTTTTGCTTAACTTCTTTGTTGTACTGCTCGAAATCTGGTTCGTAAGTTTTGATTCCTGGTTCTAGGCAGTTAACTAAATAGCTGTTGTTTGTTTCAGTAAATAACTGGCTAATAGTACGATTACCCATAGCTGTCCAAGTGGCCGCCCAAGAGCGACCCCAGCATTCAATGACTATCTTTCCTTTGCCTGGTGAAAAGTCCTCAACAATGACAGTGATAGGATCGAGGTTTTCTACTTCGGTGATTCTGATTCTTTTAATTAGTGCCGTTTCAATGTGCATATCAAGCCGCCTTACCGTCAAAGTTGCCGTTATAGTTCACTGGGATCATGTCTTCCTCTCGGACTAATCCTTCCTGCAGTTCGTTAACCTTGAATAGCCAATCTTGAGCAAAGTCGATTGTGTCGCTACCAGGGCGCAAACCACCCGGAGGCGCTGCACAAAGTTTGCTGCCGTTGTCTGGGTCGTAAGTGATCAGGCCGCCGCGTCCAGATTGGTGTAGGTAGAGCAAAGAACGGCCCTCGAAGATGCTGCCGTCTGGTCGTTGCATCTTAGTTTTTTGTGGCCAAATGATCAGGTGGTCTTTGTTGTTGTGGTACAAACCCGCGCCGGTATCGTGTGCCAGTTGTTTTTGAAGTTCGGCGATCTTCGCTATTGCCTGTTGAGTTTCAGCGCGTGATTTCTCTAAGGCTTTGCCCGAGTCTTTGAGAGCGGCTTCGGCTTGCTTGATGCGTTTATCTTTCTCGATGGCTTTCTGTTGCTGGCGTTTGTTTTGCTCTTTGAGCTTTTTCGGGTTGAGCTTTTTCAGCTCTTTAAGCTCGTTCTGTAGGCTTTGGACCATCGCTTTTGAACGGTTCAGCTCTTGCTGAACACCGGTTGATTTGTTGGCAATGTCTTCGGCTTTTAATGCCATGTCACGGCAAAATTCGTTTTCTTGTTTCAGCTCCTCGATCTCTTTGATTTGGGCGTTACATTGGCGCTTGTAACCGTCGCGCTCTTGCTGCAGTCGTTGATTTTCGCTGACCATTTCATCCCAATCGGCGTTCTGTTGGTTGTATGAAGCCAGGAACGCCGCTAACAGGTCATCACTGCCATACTGAGCAAGGGCGTTTAATGTGCTGAGTTGTTTTAGTTCTTGTGTGGTGCTATCCATTGTCGGGATCCTTACATTGAAACTTTTACAGTGCCGAGGTGTTTAAATACGGCGTTAAACTTGTCGAGGTTTGGGCCTAAGTAGGTGATACAACTTCCCTTAGTGACGTTGTTGTCGATGGTTCCGTCCGGCTTGTAGTATTGAACGCGCCCGTTTGGGTAACATTGAGGGAAAGGAAGCAGTTTTCTAAACCAGGTTTCGGACGTGTTGGCGAACGTGATGCAAATGGCCTCTTTGACGTTCCCGCTTTGATATTCGCCGATGAGCTTTTCGACCCAGTCGAGATTGTTCGGAATGTCTTCGTCGATGTGATAGCCGCGCTTTTCACAGGCTTTTTTCTTGCATTTGCTTCGGTCTTTTGGACAGGCTTTTTCGCCGCGGTGGAATGGGTGGTTCATCCATAAGGTGTTGGCTTTCCATTCCTTGCTGAGTCCGTCATCTTCACGGCTATAAAATTGCTCCGCCATCACGATAAGATTGGCCGCGAGTGAGCTGGCCGGATCGAGTTCAATACTTCCCATTACTTCACGCGCTGCGTCGGTCCATACTTTCGGGGTGTAATATTCGACAATTCCAGAGCTTTGATTGATGTACTGGTCATTGTTCATTTCTCTGATCTTCCTTTTACTTCTTGCTCAATTTTTGCGATGAGAATGGCGGTTTCTTTGTGTTCCATTGGCATCTTGGATAATTTCATTTGGGTTAGCCTTGCGTGTACGCTCCGGCTCACCATGAATAAGTTGTCCAACGTTGGCGCCTTTATCTTTTCTGGTGAGTTGTCATAAAAGCGAATGACATGGTTGTCCGGGATCTGGCCGTTGTGCTTTTCCCAAAGGACAACATGCGCGTGACGCCAAACGTTCGGGTCGGAGACTTTCACTAGTAAGTAACCGTCTTTGCTGCATACCCGTGTTGAACCGATGGGCTTGCGGTTGTCTGGCTTATTTGAGCGACACCCACCGAATGCGGTTTCTTTTGCTCGGCCACGTAAAGGGAATGACTTTCCTTTGTTGTGGCTGATGTGACCTTTCTCAAACTGTCCGTTTCTGCCTGACTTAATGCCGAATCGCTTACATGATCCAGTAAGGGCACCTTTGCTTTTGTTTGTGCCAAACGTTTCATTAAATTTCGCCATCCATGAACTAACGGGCCCCACTGGATAATGGGCTTCTAAGAAAGCAATCATTTCTGGTGAGTAATCGTTCTTTCGTTGCATCGCAATTGCTCCGGTACGTTGGCGCCTCTAAAGTCGTTTTGGAATTTGGCCGCATCAAGGGCAATAGCCGCCCCTGAAATGATGTCCTTTGAAATGGAACTAACGGCTTTTGCTCGTCCGATTTCCTCGGTAAGTGCATCGCCTTTTAAATCTTCGTCAGATAGGCGTTCCAATTGAGCAAACAGGTGGTTATTAAGATCTGAAAGTTTGTTTTTCATTAGCATAATCCTACGTCGTTGCGCCCAGTGCGGACGGTTCGGCTTTGTTGGGTTCGAGTTCTGACACGGCAGCGCACGGCTTGATCGTCGATGTCGGTCGCAATGCCAAAGCAAAGGACCAGGCACATCACGCGAAGTAAGCCCAGTTGAAACGCTCGGCTGATCATGTGTGGCGTGGTTTTAGCGTCGAGTTTGAACCGAATGTCCTGTTCTATCAGGCTGAGTTCGGGCGGGGTGAGATGTAACTCGTCGCAAATTTCGCGCGGACGTTTGCCGTTAGCGTGTGCATCTAAAACGGTCCGTTCGTCGGTGGTGAGCCCCATCCCTGGGGCGGTAAATATCGCGCTATTCATGGCTGACCCCGTTTAGTGTCAACGCATCAATCATGCTGTGAAGTTGAGCGGTTTCGTTCTGGACTT